TGCGGTCGAGCCACGACAGCAGGCACGTCATGGTGCATCGCCAAGTCTACGAATGGGAGCGCGGCCCGGTGCCTCGACATCTTGACTTGTGCCACCGATGTGACACGCCATGTTGCGTGAATCCCGAACACATGTTTATCGGCACACGCGCGGAGAACATGCAAGACGCCGCCGCGAAGGGACACACCACGAAGGGCATCACGAACGCGAACGCTAAGCTCTGCGATGCTGATATTCTCGCGATTCGGTTGGACGCACGGACGCAGCAGGCCATCGCCACCGACTACGGCGTGTCGAATTCCTTGATCGGACTGATCAAACGGCGCAGGATTTGGACCCATATTTAGCCGCCAATACAACTAATGCGTACGTCCGCGCCGTCCACCCACGCCAGCGCGGTCCCAGTTGTTCTGGTGAAGTTGGTGAACGTCGCCGAGGTCGCGGTCGAGGCCGTCATCTCGACCGCCGCCGTCGCCGAGGCCGTCACGTTGATCGCGCTGCAACTCCACGCATTCGCGGCGGCGGGGAGCGTGACGGCCAGGGTGGTGGTCGCCGCGCACGTCGTGCCGACATCGATCTGAAACGCGGCGGTCCCGTTTGACCACGTGACGGTCGGGGTCGTACAGGCCACGGGCACCGTCGGCGCGGTGTTGATCCACGCGGCCGAGGCAACCGTGATCGCGCCGCCCGTGCCGAGCGTGAAGCCGCCCGTGCAACTGAACACGGTGGACGTGGCGAAACAGACTTCGGTCCCGTTGGCACGGAAACTGACGATGCGCTGGCCCGAGGCCGTCTGATCGATGATCACCAGCGGCGCGGTGGGGCCGCTCTTGACCTGCATCGAGCCGTTGACCTGATCCCACTGCTGCGCGGACGCGGGCAGTGCCAGGATCAGCGCGACGATCACGAAGAGGGTCCGCATCAGTTCTCCCACAGGTCGGCGGTCAACCCCTCATTGCTCGTGGTGACGGGCGTCGTGATGCGGGCGCGGATCGCGCCGAATGGTCCCGTGCCGCGCCACATATCGACCGTGTTCGTCGTGGCCCAGGTGAACGTCGTCAGGACGGTCCACGTCCCGGCGAATTCCTTGTAGGGCGCCGCTTCGATCGAGACGACGCCCGACAACGTGCCCGGCCCCCACAGGATCGTGACGTTGAAGTGCGAGGACTGGCCGAGCGGTGACGCCGCGCCCGATCCGGTCAGGACGTTGGTGAGCAGGTTCGTGACCTTCAGCGCGCTCATGTGGTCTGCATCCTCGAATACTGCCGGCTCTGCGGACGTTGACGGGTCGGGTGACGCAGCATCTTGATCACGGGTCCGAACATCGCGGCGGCGATCCGTTCGATGTCGTCGGTCGGGTCCGCGACGCCGAGCGACAGGAGCCGATTCGCAAACGCCGCGATCGGATTCCTTACTTCATCGGGATACTCAAACGTCTGCGTCTGCGTGGTGATGGCGGTCTTCGCGAACAGGCCGTTGATGCGAACCGTATAGACCGCATCCGGCAACGGTTGCCAGTAGAGGTTCGCGCGATTGGTGTAGCACCCGACTGGCGCCCCGCGTCCGGTCGAGAACCCGCCGTTGAACGGCCAGCGCAGATTCGCCGCGTGCCCGCCGACATCTTGAATCACGTCGATTTCCCACGCGGGCAGGTTCGGCGTCGTGGCGGTGTTGAGATACCACATCGTATCGATCCTGAGCAGGCCCGTGGGCCACGTCGTCGCTTCCGTGTTCGCAACCGTCGCCGTGTTCGCGCTCGTCCCGAGCGTGTCGGGATGCGTCGCGAGGACCGCTTCAAACATGTCCTGCGCCATGTCGAGGGCGGTGATCGCCCGTGTCTCATCGGCCCCGCCCGCCGCGATGTCCAGTTCGTTATCCAGCACGGACATGGCCCCAAGCACGGCGGTGATGATCACCGGCTCGCCTCGCGCTGGCGCGCTTCGTCTTGCGCCACGTCACCGGGGAGCATCTTGCGGCGGCGCTCGGCGAGCCAGTTCGCGTGCCCGCGCGTCGGGATCTCGGTCCCGTCGTGATGCAGCGCCGCCTTGTTGCCGGCGCCGATGTTCTTTATTTGCAGGAAGCGGCGATAGTCTTCGGAGCGATCGTGATTCCCGTTCCGATGGATCGCATCCTTCGCCGCGTAGTCGCGATTGCGTTCGGCGACGCAGTGATCCCAGTACCGTTTGCCGTTGCCGAATTCCTTCGCGCTGCGGGAGTACAGGAACGAGAACACGCGGTTGTCGAGCGGCATCGGCTCGCCCTGGTTCGTGCGCCACTCGCAGAGCATCAGCCAGCCCGGCGACAGGTAGTGCGTCACGCGCGGTTGGCGATACCAGATCAGCCACGCGCGGGCGAAGACGAGCGGGGCGTTCGGCGGGGGGCGCAGGATGCGGACGCGATCGGTCAGGTCAATCGACCGCAGATCGCGCAGGAAGTCATCGGGCGGAAATTCCACGTCTTCGCGGTCGGGGTGCCAGTAGTAATCGAGCGCGGCATCGGGCAACACCGGCTCTGGAGCGGCAACGGGAATCCCGACGCGCTGTCCACCGGGGCCGATCTTGGAGCCCATCGGCATGATCAGGCCACGGGCACATTGGCGATGGCGCGGTGGCGCGCGACTTCGGTACGCGCCTTCATGCAGTGCGTGCGGGCCTCGGCGCGAGCCTTGTTGCGGGCGCGCGTGCCCTTGTCGGTGTCGAAGGAGGCGACGACCTTCTCGCAGATCGAACAGGTGTACGTCCCGTTGTCGTCGTAGGTGATGGCGTCGGGTTCGGTCTGCCCCGGTACCTTGACGCCCCACATCTTCGAGCGTTTCGTGACTTGCACGAGCGGCACGGCGAACGTGCGGCGCGTGCCGTCTGGCAACAGTTCCGATCGCACCTTCTCGGCGGCGTCCGAGCCGATCCCGCCGTCGGTCATGTTGCCCATTGAGTCCCACGTCTTCTGCGAGGGATGGCGCGGCTCGCCGTGCGACTGGCCTTCGAGGCACTTCGCCTGGAAGGCGACAAAACGATCGATGCTCTCGCCGATCGGCTCGTAGCCGACCCACGGGATTTTTTTGATGCGGTTCAACTCTTCGAGTTCGGTGAAGCGGCCGAGCGTCCGTTTGATGACGCCGGGATCGACGCCGGGCGGGAGCCCGCCATGTAGCGCGACCGTCGGCGATTCCATCAGGTGCCCGCGCAGGAAGGCGAGTTCCTGCATCGAAAAGTCGGCGGGTTCAAAGGTTTCGACAGCCATGTGTGTCCTTCAACAGATACAGATACGGGTTTAGCTTTTCGTGGTTTCAGCCGGCGTGAAATCGACGTAGTACGTCTTGCCGGGCGCAAACTGTTCCCGCGCCGCCGGGTTGTCGATGCCCAATCGGATGTCGCCCCACGGTGTCGCCTTTGTGAAGCGGGCGTTCTCGGCGTCCTTCTCGGAATCCGGCTCGTAGACCGTGGTGAACTTGACTTCGTTGCCGTCGATGCTGTTGCAGGTGACTTTCGCGCGTACCGCCATGCTGTCGCCTCCGCTTCTCTAAAAATGAAACGCGGGGCCGATTGGTAAGCCCCGCGTTTCGATACTCCACGATCCCGTCCTAGACGACCGGATCGAGGATGCCTGACTTGTCCACGAGGATGACGCAGAAGTTCTGGACACTGAAGCATCCCGGCATGTCGTTGACCGTGGTGACAGCCGTCACGGGCGCGGCGAGATTGTTGTAGCAGACCATCCCCGTCGTGGTGTTCAACGACAGGAACGCGCTCAAGAGCGTCGTGCCGCCGGTCATCTTCACGTTGTTGCCGAACAAGAGCACGTTCGTACAGGTGACGCCGAAGAACACCGCGCCCGCCGCCGCATTCGCCAGCGCCAGCATGAAGGTGTTGTTGAGCAGTTTGAACCGCGTGTTGCTCGTCGCCGTGATCCAAATCTGTGTCGCCGTCGCCGCCGTCGCCTGGTAGTGATTGCAGTTCTGCACCACGCAGTCGGTGCCGGTCGTGAACGCGGCGAACGCGATCGTCTGGACCGAGGTGGTCTCGACGTGATCGACGCGATCGAGGACGACGTTCGATCCGGTGACGCTGAACATCAACACCATCTCGTCCACCGACGACTTGCAGATGATGTTCGACAGGATGTTGTTCGATCCCGAGATCACGATGGTCGAGGTCGTGAGCGACCATGTGAACGTCGGGCGGTTCGATCCGTTGCCGAGGCCGATCACGGTCACGCCGCTCTGTGACCATGTGATGTACGACGCCGCCGACACCGTTTCGGTGTGCCCCGCCGCGATGAAGATCCGATCGCCGGAGGCCGCGAGCGCCAAGGCCGCTGCCAGCGTCGTCTTGCCGCTGGCCGGGCTGGAGCCGTCGCCGCCCGCTGCCGACGCACTGTTGACGTACCAGTCGTTCCCGAATTGCTGCGCCTTCAGCAGCGCGTTTTCGAGCGCGGGGATCTGGCCTGAATCCAGATAGGGGGCGCGACCACGATGCCCGTATGCCAGCAGTGCGTTTGCCATGTGCGTTTATCTCCCTACCACGACGGCCGACGGATACGGTTGAGGACGACGGTCACATGGACGCCCGTGAGCGCCGTGAACGTGCCCGTGAATTTGAGGCCGAGCGTTTGCCCGTTGTAGATGATGCGATCGGCGGCGAGGGTGCCGGCCGAGTACTTCCGCGTCTGCCGCGTCGCGACCGTCGCCTTCAGATCGAACGTCGTGAGCAAGAGCGACGTGCCCGAGGCGATCGCCGTGCCGTCCGCGACCTTCACGAGGTCGAGCGTGACGGCCGAGCCGTTGGTGCCGAGCGTTTCGTGAATCTCGGCGGCGAAGACGATCTCGCAATCGGCATCGGCGAGAAAGAGCGCCACGTTCGGCGACGTGAGGATCGCCGCATTCGGCCCGGCCGCGTAGGTCAGGACAAGAGGCGCTTGCCACGCGACCGCTTTGGTTTGTGAGCCAGCCATGATGGATTACGACTCCGCGAGGTCGCTCACAAGCACGCTGGCGGTGGGCGCGTCGCAGATCAACTCGCCCTGCCAGTAGTATTCGATGTCGAAGTAGGCGTTCGCCGTCTTGGTGAAGTAGGGCACTTGCCCGTCGAACACTTCGGACAGCACTTGCGGGACTTCGTTCTCGCCGTGCCCGATCCAGAAATGTTCGGTGTTGAGCCCGATCAGTTTATTGGCCTGGAAGAACGGATCGACGTGCCACTGGGTGCCCGAGAACCGATAGATGGTCTGCCCGTCGGAGTTCTCGCCTTGCTTCATGCCGCTCTCGTCGCGGCCGATGCCGACGCCCGACTCCAACGCCTTGGGACCGGAGCCGTAGGCGAAGAACGTGTCTTCCTTCAGCAGCTCGTGATAGCGGCGCACGATGTTCAGGTTGCTCAACCACTTGTTGATCGGCTTGCCGCCGCGCTTGCGTACGGCGTCGCTCGCCTGCAACAGTAAGTCTTCCGTGAGCGGACGGTTCACGCCGGCATTCGACAGCACGGAGGCTTTCCAGAAGTCGTTACCGAGCGTGGAGCGGTTGATGCCGCCGGGGAAGCCGACGACCGTTGAGGGATTCGCGTCCGACACCCACGCCAGGAGGCCGAGCATGTGGAGCGAACCCGTCGCCGTGCGGACGGACCCCGCGACGGTGAAGTAATCGCCCGCCGCCGTGCCGGCCGCCGCCGAGGTCATGGTGAAGGTGTTGATGATGGGATCGACGGCAACCACCGCCTCGTTCGCGACCCCGAGCGTCGAGTTGTCATTGCTGAGATCCATCAGATCCACGAGCATCCCAATGTCGGCGCCGGGCATCGACGCGACGGTAACGACCGTCTGATCGTCGGCGGCGGGGAGGGTGCCGAGTTCGCCCTTGCCGTTGCCGAGGAGATCCATGTTGATGAGCCGCAGCATCCGCGCGCGGAAGGCGTTGTCGATGAAGTCCACCGCGCGCTCGAAGGCGAAGCGATCATTGCGCGCGTCCTGAATGAGCCGCCACGAGACGTTGATGGCGCCGTAGAATTCCTGAAGCGAATAACTCGCTTCCTGGGTGTCGGCTTGCGCGCGATCGGTCGGCAGCACGCCGGCCTCCGTGATGCCGCGCCAGATGCCGGCATTCTTCGTGCGAATCGGCAAGAGCATCTGGCCGCGCCCGCCCACGTCCAGTTGTTTGCGTTTGAGGATATTCCACGCGACCACTTCGAGCGAGGCGAGGTACGCCACGCGATCGCCGAGGTAGGTGTACTTCAGCATTTCGATCACGTCGCTCACGCTCACGGCGTACGCCGCTGCCTCGAAGCCGAGCACGAACAACAGCGCGAGCAGCACGGGGGCCAGCTTCGGGCACCGGGCGAGCAGGAACGTCACCATGAATCGCACTCCCTGACGCGAGAGAAACAGTACGGGGAGCCGCTCAGCGGCAACGGGCGATCAGGTGATCGCGAGACAGGAAACCCAGCTACGTGCGCGTCGAACTACGCGGCCCGAACAAAATATCGGCCGCCTGCGACGCCATCATGCGCGGATCGGGACGCGCCGCGCCCGAGGGCGAGCCGCTGCCACCGGGACGCAGAAAGCGCGTCGTCTTGGCCTTTTCGAGCTTCGCTTTGTCGCGGGCGCGGAACCACTTTTCAGCGGCCTGGATGCGCTTGGCGAACATCGGCGGGAAGTCGTCGGGCTTGTCAAACTCCCACGCATCGAGCACGTCTTGCGCGATGTCTTGCAGGAATTCATCTTTCGGATCGAAGCCCTCGCCCATCGACGCAATCGCCTGCGCCACGCGCGACGTGCGCTCCTGCCCGGAGCGTTCCTTGGCGAGCGTCCCGACGCCGCCCTGGAGTTTTTGGACTTGCGCGGCGAGCTGCTGAATCACGCGCTGCTGATGTTGGAGGTTCTGCCCGACTTGTCCGAACCCGTTTTCGGCGAGCTTCGCGAGCGTGTCGCCGTCCACGAGTGGGAGGCCGCGCACATCCGCGAACGGGTCCACGCGCGGGCCTTGTGGTTGCGCGGGGCGTTGCTGGCTCGCCATGCGCTGCGCCAGCGTGCGGAGATTGTTTTCAATCTCGCGCCGCGTCAACTGCTTCACGTTGTCGTAATCGGACTTCGGCACGAACTGCGAGGAGCGGTATTCCTTCCACGTCAGCGTCTTGCCATCGACCGAGATGGGCGTGTCATCGGCGAGCGCGACAGGTGTCCCGACGCCGCCGCTCGTGGCGATGCCCCCACCCGCCGCGCCCGCCTGCCCTGGTTGGAAGCCGCCTGACGGTGAGCCGCCTGAACCCGCCGCGCCGCCGCCGCCCGCACCATCCACCTGATCGAAACACGGTTCTTGGATGGGATTCTGGAAGGCGCGATAGATTCGCATGTCCAAGGAGTATACACAGGTTCAAGATTCGCGCCAGCGGAATCGGGTTTGACGGTTGTCATCGGAAACTTGTTGACCGACCGAATCGTGCGGGCGTAATGTTCGGATCGTCGCGCAACCGGGAAATTCGGCGCGACCAGAAAAAGCAAAGGCGACAGGGCCGGGAATCCCTATCGCCTTCTGCCCAAACGACGCGGATTGAGGCCGCGTCAAATGGTTGAGCAAATCCTAGCACAATTTATTCGGAGTCAAGCGGGGAGGAATCCGTATTTCTCTGAGCAAATTGTAATCTTTCAGACAATTCAACCTTCGAGCAGACAGGGGGAATTTTAGGGCGTTTCGGGTAGTCGTCTGTACCGTCGATTTTCAGTTTCAAAACGGAGTTTGTCTATGGCGTTGACCGGATACACCAAACTGTTCTCTTCGATCGTCACCTCGACCATCTGGCGGGCGCCAAAGGACACGAAAATCGTGTTCATTACGATGCTCGCCATCGCCGATAGGACTGGGCGTGTGGAGGGGTCGATCCCTGGACTCGCGGACCTTGCCCGCGTCTCAGTGAGTGAGTGCGAGCAAGCCCTGATTGAGCTTGCCTCGCCTGATAAGTATTCGCGGACGAAAGACAACGAAGGGCGACGGATAGAGCCGACCGATGGGGGTTGGATTCTCCTGAATCACCCAAAGTATCGGCAGATGCTGAATACCGACGAACGGCGGGAATATTTACGAAAAAAGAAGGCTGAATCGAGGGCGAAGCGTCGCGCCGATGGTCAACAAAGTGTCAACAATTGTCGCGGATTGTCCACACCGTCAACACATGCAACTACAACGTCAGATCCAACTACAGAGGTACGTACTATCGATCGGAGTACTTCTTGTACAGGTACAGATCTGCTCTTGTCAACGGCGGTACCGTTGTCAACAGAGACAAGAGCCGCCGCCGTTCAAATCGAGGCGCCGCCTCGACGTGGACATGCCCGAGGGCCATCAGAGCCTGGTTCGCTTGTGGGAGATCACGTCCAATGCCGTGTGTGCAGTACGACCAATCGCGATCTCTGCATCCAATACAAACTCTACGATTCACTCTCTGAGATCCTGAACGACGCCGACGCCGACGCGACGAAACGCATCATTGAAAGCTGGTTACGAGAGTTTGAAAAGCCGTATGTGAAGGGTGGGTCTTCACCAGGGGGATTTACATGGATGGTGAAGAACTTCCGCGCCCATCTCGTGACGATCGGCCGAACCCCACCAGAAATTTCCAAACCAACTCCACAAAGACGATCAACCGCTGACATCGTGGCGGGTATTGATGCCGTTCGACAAAAAAGGGCCGCGCGATGATCACTAAAATCCAAATTATCGACGCACTGGCCCCATTATTCGACTTATTCGGTGCCGATCCGAGTAACGAAAAGTGGGACCAATATGCAGCCGCTCTGGAGGATGTGAACGCAGGCGATCTTGACGATGCCATCACGGAAATCAGACGGACGCACAGTTTTCGCAACGCACCCCTCCCGGCCGAAATTCTCGCTCGCGTGCAGGTTGCGCGTCGTCGGCGTATCGTCGCCGCCGTCGAAGCGGAGCGACCAGATCCGGTTATTGCCGCTGGCGAAGGCACGCTCCGCGAGCACACCATCGAAGGCGTCGGCACGCTTCGGTTGCGCGTACTACCGGACGATCATCCGGCACTTCAGCGATTCTCTTGCACGAATTGTCTCGACACTGGATGGGCCGAAGGGCCAACAACACCGCAAGGACACGCCTCAGTTCAGCGATGCTTTTGCTTCGCGCATAATCCCGTACTACAACGCGATCGTGTATGGCGCTCTGGATACAATCAGAACCGAAAGAATAAAAAGAGCCGAGCCGACGGGGAGTAACTACATCGGCCGCCCGCGCTGCGGCTGCATGAGTTGCCGCATCGTCTCTTCGAGGGACGGCTGGCCGTTGACGCCCTGGGCTTGATCTTTTTGGAGGTCAACCTGGGTGATCGCCGCCTCCGTCGCCACGCTCGCCGCCTTCGCCGCCGCCTGCTGCGTCGCCATCGCGACCGCGTTCTGCATCATCTTTGACTCCATGATGTTCTGTTGCGAGTCGTGGAGCTGCTGGAGGAACTGCTGGCACTTCTGATAGAACGCGATGAAATTTTGCTTCACGGGCTGCGACGCCCGCAGCCATTCGGTCGTGGACATCACGGATTCAAATTCATCCATCATCACGTCGTGGTCGTAGAACGGCAGCGGCAGATTTTCGTCCAGGGCTTCCCCGCGTTGCAGCACGGCGATGAATTCGCGCGCGAGTTTACGGTTCTGGCTCTCGCGGTCCTCGCGGTTGGTGTCGTTGTATTTCAAGTCGTCGGCGATCTTGGAAATATCAATTTTTCCCGTGCGGCGGTTCATGTAGAGCGCGGCGAGCGGCGATTCGAGACGCTCACGGACGCGCGCCTCGCGCAACGACGACAGTTCCGGCAGGAGTGACGCGCGATCGACGGAGATTTGATAATCCCAGCCGTCTTTCAAGACTTGGCTCTTGTTGAAAATCAGAACTTCATCCTTCAGGTTCGCGCCCGTGTAGTGCAGCGTCCGCACGGGCTCATAAAAGCGTTTCACGAGGTTGACGCGCTTCTGATGCACGTCGGCGAGCTGTTCGCCCAGGTGCGTGAATACCGGCCCGTCCTCGCTGTCGAGAATCTCTTGCAGCATCGGGATCGCCATCGGCCCGCGCATCTGACCGGGAAATTTGCGCTGCGACAGTAAATCCGAGGAGCCGAGCGTGTCGAGCATCTGCATCGCCAGTTCGATCGTCTGCGGAAAGAACGTCGGCAACTGCCCGCGCTGCACGGCTTGCACGAGCGGGTTCCCGCTATCGTCAATGCCGTTCGGGATGACGCCGTGGTAGTCGGTCGGAATGTCTTCGCGCTTCAGATCCCCGCCGAGCAACAGCATCTCGTAGACTTGCGCGTTCGACGCTTCGCCGAGCTGACTGAATCGCTTGTTGAGAAATTTCTGGCCGGGCACCATGTCGGTGATGAAATCCGGCGACCAAAAACTCGCGGCGTTCGGCCGCCAGTGAATATCGGTGCAGGGAATTTCGGCGTAGTCTTTGATGTCGCCCTTGTCGAGCACGGCGCCGTCGGGCGTGAACATGCACCGCGCGCCGTGCGGATTTTTGGTCGAGCGTGGCGCGTAGCGCGTGAGCACGATGCAGATGTCGGGATCGCCGGCCGTCTGCGTGCCCTGGATCGCCGGGATGAGGTCTTGCAGGTTCATATTCGACACGACGGGCGCTTCGCCCGTGCTGATGATCGTCCGCACGATGTTCAGCTTGCCGCCGTACTGCACCGTGTCGGCGATCTCGCTCCCGATT